GTGACCACGATCGATGAAGTCTGCAACCGTTTGCTTGCCACATTGGAGGAAAGTTGGGAACAGAACATTTTTACCCTGATCAATACGGTGTTCGAGCCACCTTCCCGTAGTGATCTGGTTGAGTTTTGTGAGGCGGTTAGGTCTTTGCACCGGAAAGGACTTGCGCAGTTCTCGTGGGATACGGTGAAACCTGGCAGGTGTCCTCCCATGTCGGAGGCTGAAACTGTGGAGTTTCTGCGTTCCATGGAGAGCTGGTTTGTCCTTGCGGATGACGGCTACTGGACCTGCAGCAAGGGCGATTTTGGCAGAATGAACATTCCGCAGGTCGTCATCGGGGAGGCGGGTGCTCTTATCGGCCTGAAGCTCGAATATGAACGCGGGACTGAATGGTGGACCGCGCGCAGCCAGACGCTGGACCGCATCCTGTGCATTCTTCTGGCGGAGTGGAACCCGGAACTGGTGGAGAATCTTACAAAGCTCGACCGTACCTACACCGATCAGATGTGGACTTTTTACGGCTTGCTGAAAGATGGCGTTTCGGAGAAGGACCTGAAGTATCATCTGCTTGCTGCGGAGCGCATGCTTCCTGAGCTGGTGCCGAATCGAAAGAGGGTCGATCGGCTGGCCGGGCAGTTGCTGCAAGTGGAGATTCCGGAAGACCGGTAGAACCCGCAATCGGTGTGATGACGGGTTGTCTTGCTCTCGGGTGGGGGGGCGGATCGACATGCGCTATGTCGACCATACGCGGTGAAATACTTCATTTCGAGGCTGTTGCACTCCAGGCGCGTGAACGATTTCACGAGCTGACCCGTGGAGCGGTTCCCCATTTCAATCCTCTCTGGGGACGCAAACGGTTGCTGAAAGAATTCTTTCGGAACGGGTACAGATTTGAGCGCAATGCCAAAAGGGAGATGGTGTGATCTACCGCAACCCGGATACCGGCAGTGAGGCGGAACCGTATCGATATCTGGCGAAGGCTGTCGCCAAGCGTGAGCGCCGGTGCGCGCCTGCTTTGCTGTGAAAGAAGACTGCTTTAGCGCCTGTTTAGTGATCCGGGCTACAGGCTCATCATGAGGGGCGCCTGGCGTTTGGATGCTGCGTAGGCGGCCGGGCATTTGAGCCCGGATATTTGAACAAGATCCCGAACGAGGATTTCTCCGATGACCGACGTAACCCATGCGGGCTGGATATGGCTCGCAAAGGGGGCTGGCGCTGTGGCCGGCTCCGCGATTTCGCTTGCCTATATCCTTCCCAATCACCGGCGCGATGCGGCGATCCGCTTTGCGGTCGGTGTGGTGTGCGGGATGGTTTTCGGCGGGGCGACGGGGCTGAAGCTCGCCGAAATTCTGGAGCTGACGGAACGGCTGGGGGCGGCCGAAACCATGCTGATGGGAGCGGCTGTGGCAAGCCTTTGCGCCTGGAGCGCCATCGGTCTGGCGCTGCGCTATTTTCAGGCGCGCCCGATTGCGCCGCTGCCGCGTGGCCGTACCGACACTCTTCACGATGAGAAAGGACGCTAGAGCATGCAGGCAAAGATCGCGCCGATGCCCGATGAGCGCAAATATGCCGGGCTCGATATCGAGACGGTCGAGGCGGACGGGACGTTCTCTGGCTATGCGAGCCTGTTCGGGAAGGTCGACCTTGGCCGTGACGCGGTGGAGCGGGGCGCGTTTGCGCGCTCGCTCGAAAAACGCGGGGCGGCCGGGGTGCGCATGCTTTTCCAGCACGACCCGAACCAGCCCATCGGCACCTGGGAGGAACTGCGCGAAGACGCACGCGGTCTTCTGGTGCGGGGAAGGCTGGCGCTTGGTGTGGCGAAGGCGCGGGAGGTCTGGGAGCTGATGCGCGACCGGGCGCTCGACGGGCTTTCCATCGGTTTTCGCACGGTGAAGGCGAAGACGGAGGCGAAGACCGGCGTGCGCCGCATTGTGGAGGCGGATCTCTGGGAGATTTCCGTGGTCACCTTTCCCATGCTGCCGGAGGCGCGTGTGGACGAGGTGAAAACGGAGGGAAGAGGCGCGCCGTTGCCCACGGCGCGCGACTTCGAGCGTTGGCTGACGCGGGATGCCGGCCTGACGCGGCGCGAGGCCCGGGTGGTGATCGCCAAGGGCTTTGGCGCCTTGAGACGCGAGCGGGACGCCGCGCGGGGCTTTGATGACGGGCTTGCGGCGGTGATCCGCCAGGCGGCCCGCATGTTCAACGATTGAGGATGAAGACATGACGGCAGGACAGGCAAAACGCGCGCCGGAGGTGAAATCGGCGCTGGACGAGGGCGATGTGACGGGCGCTTTCCATGAATTCATGAACGCGTTCGAGACCTTCAAGGAAGCCAACAACGAGAAGCTGAAACAGCTTGAGACACGCAGCGCCGATGTGGTGACGGTGGACAAGGTTGAGCGCATTTCGCAGGCGCTCGACGAGCAGAAGCAGGCGCTGGACACGCTGGTTCTGAAGAAGACGCGGCCGGTGCTGGGGCGGGGCGGCGCGGCACTTTATGACCTGGAGCGCAAGCAGGCGTTTGACGCCTATATGCGTTCGGGCGACGAACGCGGCATGCGCTCGCTCGAAGAAAAGGCAATGTCCTATGGCTCGGCGCCGGACGGCGGCTATCTGGTGCCCGACGAGACGGAGGCGGCCATCGGCGCGCGCCTGGCCGAACTCTCGCCGATCCGCTCCATCGCCTCGGTGCGGCAGGTTTCGAGTGCGGTTCTGAAAAAGCCCTTTGCGGTGACCGGCCCGGCGGTGGGCTGGGTGGCCGAAACGGCGGCCCGCCCGGAGACGGCGACGGGAACGCTGGACGAGTTGCAGTTTCCGACGGCCGAGCTCTACGCCATGCCGGCGGCAACGGCGATGCTGCTCGACGATGCGGTGGTCGATCTCGACCAGTGGATCGCCAGCGAGGTGGAGACCGCCTTCGCTGAGCAGGAGGGCGCGGCTTTCGTCAATGGTGACGGGATCAACAAGCCGAAGGGCTTTCTGAGCTACGCGCAGGTGGACAATGCCGGCTGGAGCTGGGGCAATGTCGGTTATAACGTGACCGGCACCGCAGGCGCGCTGCCGGCAACCGACTCCTCGGATGTGCTGATCGATCTGGTCTATGCGCTGAAGGCGGGCTATCGCCAGAGCGCTAGCTGGGTGATGAACCGCAAGACGCAGGCGACGCTGCGCAAGCTGAAGGACGCGGACGGCAATTATATGTGGCAGCCGCCGGCCACGCCGGGCAGCCGCGCCATGCTGATGGGCTTCCCGCTGGTGGAGGCCGAGGACATGCCCGACATCGGCGCGGACACGACACCCATCGCGTTCGGCGATTTCCGCCGCTTCTACCTGGTGGTGGACCGCGCCGGTGTTCGCGTGCTGCGCGATCCGTATTCGGCCAAACCCTATGTGCTGTTCTACACGACCAAGCGCGTGGGCGGCGGCATTCAGGATTTCGATGCGGTCAAGCTGCTGAAATTCGGCACGGTTTAGCCCTCCCTCGACGACCATGCCGATGCGGCCCCGGAAGCAGTTCCGGGGCCGTTTTTTTTAACGGGAGTTTCACGCATGACGCAATTTCGAACGGTCGATCCGCTGGTCGAGCCGGTGACGCTTGCCGAGGCCAAGGCCCATCTGCGGATCGGGCATCTGAGCGAGGATGCGCTCATCGAAGGGTTGATCCGTGCCGCCCGCCAGGAAGTGGAGAAGACAACCGGACAGGCGCTGATCGATCAGTCCTGGCGGCTGACGCTGGACGACTGGCCGCAGGGCGATGTGCTTTATCTGAACCGGACGCCGGTGCGCGAAGTGCTCTCGGTGACGGTCTTCGATGCCGATGGTGCGGCCTCGATTGTCGATCCCGCTACCTGTCAACTCGATGCGCATGCCCAGCCGGCGCGGCTGGCGATTGCACCGCGGCCGCTTCCGGGCCAGCGGCTGAACGGCATCGAGATTGATTTCAGGGCCGGCTATGGCGAGGCGGGGACGGATGTGCCGGACCTTCTGCGGCGCGCCATCCTTCTTCTTGTGGCGCACTGGTTCGAATTCCGCGCTTCGTTTGGGGCGGAAGATCAACCGGTTTCACTGCCGGCTGGCTATCAGCGGCTCGTCGAGGGCTATCGGAAGCCGAGGTTGTGATGCGGGTGCAGTTTATCGATCCCGGTGCATTTCGCACGGAACTCAGCCTGCAGCATGCGGCGCTCGTTCCGGACGGGGCGGGCGGGCACACCGAAAGCTGGAGCGAGATAGCGACGGTCTTCGGTTTCATCGAGCCGGTGCGGGCATCGGCACCGTTCGGCGCGGGGCAGCGCCATGAAGAGGTGACGCATCGCATCACGCTGCGGTTTCGACCCGGCGTGAGCGGCGGCATGCGGCTTGTGCGCGCAACACGGGCTTTCACCATCCTGACAGCGCACGATCCCGACGAGACCGGGCGTTACCTGGTCTGTCTCGCCAAGGAGAAGCAGACATGAAGATGAGCATGAAACTGACTGGCGAGGGACTGACCCGCGCGCTGCGCCGGCTGGCGCACAGGGCCGTAGAGGCGGGGGAAGAGGCGCGTCGCGCCTCACGCCTGAAGGAGAAAGCCAGGTTGGAAGCGCAGGAGCGTGACGATGCTCGACGCCGCGTTTGAACTGCAAAAGGCGGTGTTCGGTGCGCTGGCGGCAGATGTGGCGCTGACGGGCGCGCTGGGCGGCGCGAAGCTCTACGATCTGGCGCCCGCCCGCACGGCCTATCCCTATGTCACGTTCGGACCGGCCAGTGCTCATGACTGGAGCACGGATATTGATGAGGGCAGCGAGCATTTTTTCACGGTCAATGTCTGGTCGAACGGCAAGGGGCGGCGCGAAGCGCTGCAACTGATGGACCGGATCGACACGGTGCTGAAGGACACGTCCCTGCCGGTTGCGGGGCATCAACTGGTCAACCTGCGCCGCGAGGGCAGTGAAATCCGCTTCGATGAAGACCTTATCGCCTATCACGGCCTGATGCGCTTTCGCGCCGTGATCGAGCCGGTCTGACACACCAACACATCCCTGGAGAACAAATATGGGTGCAAAGAAGGGCAAGGACCTGCTTCTGAAGCTCGACACGAGTGGCGCAGGGGCATTCACGACCGTTGCGGGGCTGCGCGCCAAGCGTCTCGCCTTCAACAGCGAGACAGTGGACGTGACCGACGCGGATTCGGCAGGCCGGTGGCGCGAACTGCTGGCCGGCAGCGGCGTCCAGCGTGCGGCCATAAGCGGATCGGGGATATTCAAGGACGGGGCGTCGGATGCCGCGATCCGCAGCCGGTTCTTCGCCGGTGAGATCGCCGGCTGGCAACTGGCGATCCCGGATTTCGGCGTGGTGGCCGGCCCGTTCCAGATCACCGCCCTGGAATATGGCGGCAATCATGATGGCGAGGTGACCTTCGAGATTGCGCTGGAATCGGCTGGCGCCGTGAGCTTTGCGGAGGTCCCATGAGCAGCGTGAATCGCAGGCGCGGCGAGGTGGCCGCGCGGATCGACGGCCGGGACTATACGCTTTGCCTGACGCTGGGTGCGCTGGCCGAGCTCGAAGACGCGTTCGCCGCGGACGATCTGGGGGAACTTGCAAAACGGTTTTCGAGTGGACGCCTTTCGGCGCGGGACATGCTGCGCGTGATCGCGGCCGGTCTTCGCGGTGGCGGCCATGCCGTGAGCGAGGAAGACGTGCGGGCGATGCGCTGCGACGAGGGGGCGGCTGGCTTTGTCCGCATTGTAAGCGCGCTTCTGACGGCAACCTTCGGCGGCGGGGAGGAGCCCGCGCAAAACCCTTGAACGCCGCAGCAGCCCGCGCGAGGCCCTTTCCCTGGAGTGAGGTTATGGGGTTTGCCTTTGGGGGGCTGCGGCTCTCACCGGATGGGTTCTGGTCCATGACGCCGCGCGAACTCAATTGCGCGCTGGAGGCCGTGTGCGGCAGCGCTGTCGGTGTGCCGGCACGCAATGATCTCGATCAGCTGATTGAACGGTTTCCCGATCGCCAAAACCGAGACTGAGCGGAGGCAAAACCTTGGAAGACATGACCTTTGAGATCCGCGCGGATACCAAGCCGTTTGCGGAGGCGCTGGGCGAACTGGAAAAACTGGCGGACGGCTTCGGCCGGCAGATGACCGGTGCATTGAAAAGCGCGGTTGTCAGCGGAAAATCGTTTGAAGACGTGCTGCGTAACATCGGCATGAACCTGGCGAGCATGGCGCTTTCGCAGGCGCTGCAGCCTTTGGCGGCGCTGGGCTCGTCGCTGTTTTCAGGCGTTGTCGGCGGCATCCTGCCTTTCGCCAAGGGCGGCGTGGTGCCGTTTGCCGATGGCGGGGTGGTCTCTTCGCCAACCTATTTTCCGATGGCAGGCGGCACGGGATTGATGGGTGAGGCGGGGGCAGAGGCGATCCTCCCCCTGCAGCGCGGCGCCGACGGGCGGCTGGGAGTGGCGGCGGGCGGCAGCGCCCCGGCGGCGAACATTGTCTTCAACGTGTCGACGCCGGACGCAGCATCGTTTCGCAAATCAGAGGCCCAGATCACGGGCATGTTGGCGCGGGCTGTCTCGCGTGGCGCCAAAACCTTTTGAGGCAGGAGAAGAACCGGCATGAACGCCTTTCATGACGTGCGGTTTCCGCTGGCCATTTCGTTTGGGGCCACGGGCGGGCCAGAGCGGCGCAACGAGATTGTGCAACTGGTGTCGGGCCGCGAAAAACGCAATGCGCGACAGGCGCTGGCGCGGCGGCATTACGATGCCGGCACCGGGTTGCGCTCGCTCGATGACGTGCATGAAGTGCTTGCCTTCTTCGAGGCGCGGCGCGGCTCGCTGCACGGCTTTCGGTTTCGCGACCCATTCGACATGAAATCATGCCGGCCCTCGGAGACCCCGACAGAGCACGATCAGACGATCGGTACGGGCGATGGCGTGACGGAACGCTTCGCGCTGATGAAAACCTATGGCGAGGGGCAGGAAGCGGCCAGGCGCCCGATCACCCACCCCGTGGCCGATGCGGTGCTCGTGGCCGTCGACGGTGTGCTGAAGGAAACGTCACTCGATTATGCAGTCGACGGTGAGACCGGTGAGCTTGTGTTCCAGCCCGGGGCCGTGCCGGCCGTGGGTGCAGTCGTAACAGCCGGGTTCGTGTTCGACGTGCCCGTGCGCTTCGATATCGAACGGCTGTCTGTGAGCCTGAGTGCTTTCAGGGCAGGGCAGATCCCCTCGATCCCGCTTGTGGAGATACTTGCATGACATCAACAGGCGAAACATTGGCCGCGCACATTGAAGGGGAGGTCACCAGACTTTGCAATTGCTGGCGATTGAGCCGGTCCGATGGCGCCGTGCTCGGCTTCACCGATCATGACAGGGCGCTCCAGTGCGACGGAACAAATTTCCAGCCGGAGACGGGTTTCACGGCGAGCGAGGCCAGATCGTCGTTCGGGCTTTCGGTGGACACGGTGGACGTGGCAGGAGCGCTTTCCGCCTCTGATATCCGGGAGGAGGACATTCTGTCCGGACTCTATGACGGAGCAAGGGTCGAGACACTGCTCGTCAACTGGCAGGACCCTTCGATGTTTCAGAGACTGCGTGTTGCCGTGATCGGCAAGGTGACGCGGCGGGATGGAAGTTTCGTTGCTGAGCTGGAAAGCGAGGCCTGGGCGCTTGATCAGCCGAACGGGCGAACCATTGGGCGCGGCTGCGACGCCGAACTTGGGGACCATCGATGCGGCGTGAACCTGAACGATGACCGCTTTGCGGGTAGCGGCACGCTCCTTCGCGTCGAAGATGGCGGCATCGTGGTTGTTGCGGGGGTTGGTGCCTTTGACACGGGCTGGTTTGACAATGGGGTGTTGACCTGGACCAGCGGTGCGCATTCAGGCCGGAAAGAGCGCGTGGTCGACCATGTGAACGCTGGTGGTGAGGCTCGGCTGTCACTGTGGCGGGAAGCGCCGCTGGCTGGAGATGCGGGAGACGCATTCACGATTGTTGCCGGGTGCGACAAGCGGTTTTCCACCTGCAAGGCGAAGTTCATGAATCAGCGGAATTTTCGCGGGTTTCCGCATCTTCCCGGCGACGATGCGGCCTATAGTTATGTGCGGGACGAGGGTGTCTTCGACGGCAAGGCGCTGGTGAAATGATGCAGCGGCAATTTTCGACAGAAGCGGCCCTGCGGAATGCCATTGTGGGCGAGGCGCTGAGCTGGGTCGGCACGCCCTATCGTCATCAGGCAAGCCGCAGGGGCGTGGGCTGTGACTGCCTTGGGCTGCTCCGTGGCGTATGGCGGAACGTTTTCGGCTGCGAGGCTGAGGATCCGGGCGTTTACAGCGCTGACTGGGCCGAATGCACGGTAGAGGACCGGCTTCTTGCGGCAGCCAGGCGGCACTGCCTGGAGCGGGCGCATTCAGAAACAGAGCCGGGCGACATGGTGATTTTTCGCTGGCGCCCGCACCTCCCGGCAAAGCATGTGGGCATTATGACGGCGGCGGACGCATTCGTGCATGCCTATGAGGGAAGTGCAGTCGTGGTTTCGCCACTCGTGCCGCAATGGCGCAGGCGCATTGCGGGTGTTTTCGCCTTTCCGATGCCTGCACCCTCCAGATCCGGAAAGTAGGAACTCATGGCTACAATCGTCTTGCAGGCGGCCGGTGCATTCATCGGCGGCCTTCTTGGCCCTGTCGGCGCGACCATCGGAACCGCCGCAGGTGCCTTGGCCGGATATGTTGTGGACCGGGCTCTTTTTGGCGGGTCGCAGCACTACGAAGGGCCGCGCCTCGCGGCGGCAAGGCCCTTTTCCGGGGAAGAAGGCGCGCCATTGCCCAGGCTCTATGGCACCGTGCGCACCGGCGGGACACTGATCTGGGCGACGCGCTTCGAAGAAACCAGCACCACGGAGCGCCAGGGTGGCAAGGGCGGACCAAAGGTTACCACATACGCGTATTTCGCCAACGCTGCCTTCGCGATCTGCGAAGGGGAAATCGCAGGCGTGCGGCGCATCTGGGCCGACGGGCAGGAGGTGGACCAGAGCAAGGTCAACATCCGGATCTATCGTGGAACCGAGGACCAGTTGCCCGATCCGCTGATCGAGGCGAAACAGGGGGCGGGCAACGCGCCGGCCTATAGGGGAACCGCCTATGTCGTCATCGACCGAATGCCGATCGACGATTATGGGCGGCGCATACCGCAGCTCCAGTTCGAGGTTCTTCGACCGGTTGGCGCGTTGAACGGGAAGATCGGTTCCGTTGCGCTCATTCCCGGTTCCACCGAGTTCGGCCTTTCACCTGGTGCGGTAAGAATCCATGAAAGACCCGGGCATCATAAAGTTCTCAATCGCAATACGCTGGTTGCGGAAAGCGATCTTGAAGCCTCGCTCGACGAGTTGCAGGCGCTGCTGCCCAACCTGAAAAGCATATCGCTTGTGGTTTCCTGGTTTGGTACGGATCTGCGGGCAGGCAACTGCCAGATCAAACCCATGGTGACCAGTCATGGGGGAAGTGCTTTTCCGATTCACTGGGGAAACATCTGGTCGCTCATGGGCGTTCCTTCGTCGTTCTCCAGTCACCTGTTTGGCGGCGGTGAAAATGAGAGGTGGCAGGTTTCCGGCCTGATGCGCGGGAACGCAGCGATTGTGTCGTTCACCGAAAACGGTGCCGCCTATGGGGGGACGCCTTCTGATCATACGGTGGTGGCTGCCATCCAGGCAATCAGGGCGCGGGGGCTCAAGGTCTGGCTCTATCCGTTCATCATGATGGATGTGCCTGCCGGCAACAGTCTTCCGAGCCCCGACGGGGAGGCGCATCAGCCGGTCTATCCCTGGCGGGGGCGGATCACGTGCTACCCGGGGCCGGGGCGTCCGGGGAGTGCCGACAAAACTGCATCGGCCGCTGCGCAGGTTGCCGCTTTGCTCGGCAATGCCGGCGCCGCAGAATTTGCGCGGGCAGGTGATACGGTCGATTTCACCGGTGAACCGGAGGACTGGGGGTACCGGCGCTTTCTCCTGCATTATGCCCATCTGGCGGCGGTGGCCGGCGGTGTGGATGGTTTCCTGATCGGTTCGGAATTGCGCGGGCTGACAGGGCTACGGGATCAGAACGGTCAATTCCCCTTTGTCGAAGGCCTAAGGGTGATGGCCAACGAAGTGCGCGGACTTCTGGGGACGCAGACCACGATCACCTATGGCGCGGACTGGACCGAGTATTTCGGGCATCAGCCTGCCGATGGCAGCGGTGATGTGCTGTTTCATCTGGACGAGCTCTGGGCGGACGATGCCATCGACGCGGTGGGCATCGACAATTACATGCCGCTCGCCGACTGGCGCGACCAGGACTATACCGGTGACAGCCCGGATGGGTTTTCCGGGCCCTACGACCCGACCGGACTGAAAGCGAACATCGCCGCAGGCGAAGGTTACGACTGGTACTACGCGAGCGAGGCGGACAGGCACGCGCGGCTTCGCACGCCCATCACCGACGGCGCGCACGGGAAACCCTGGGTTTTCCGCTACAAGGATCTGGTTTCGTGGTGGTCGAACCGGCATTTCGACCGTCCAGGCGGGGTAGAGCGGTCCTCGCCGACAGGATGGGTGCCGGCGTCGAAACCGATCATTTTCACGGAGCTTGGCTGCCCGGCGGTCGACAAGGGGCCGAACCAGCCGAACGTGTTCCCGGATGCCAAGTCGTCCGAGAACGCCTTGCCCTACTTTTCAAACGGCGGACGTTCGGACCTTGCACAGCATCGTCTGCTCGAGGCGCATTACGCCTATTGGGCACACACGGGATCTCACAACCCTGTTTCGCCCATCTATCAAGGGCCGATGGTCGATCCGAAGATGTTCAGCCTGTGGGCATGGGATGCACGGCCATTTCCGGCCTTTCCCAATCGCGGCGACATCTGGGGAGATGGCGGAAACTGGGCATGCGGACATTGGCTCAATGGCCGCGCAAGCAGCATGACGGTCGGGGACCTGATCAACGCCATTCTGAAAGACCATGGTCTGGCGCCAGCGGAAACGATGCATGCCGATGGCGCGATCGCGGGCTATGTGGTCGCCAACCCGGCCACAGCACGGGCCGCCATCGAGCCGATTGTCGATCTCTTCGGGATCGGCGCCCATGAGCGGGACGGGGAACTCGTTTTCCGCTCGCTGGCAGCGGCCCTGAAGGATGCACGGGAGGTTGCGGAACTGGCAGCGGAAGCCGATGGCGCCGTTTTTGAGCGGATACGCGAACCCGACCACGCGTTGCCTGCTGAACTGCATGTGGATTTCCGCGATGAGATGCGCGACCACCAGGCCGCGACGACGCGCGCGGCTCATATCGGTGCGAAAGGGCGACGAAAGCATTTTCTGAGTTTCCCGGGCGTATTGGCAGCGCCGGAGGCCGAAAGACAGGCAAAGGACTGGCTGCTGCGCCACTGGGCGGCGCGGGAGGAAGCCCGCTTTGCGTTGCCGTTTTCCGCAGATCGGGTGCAGCCGGGTTCGATCCTGCGTCTTCCGGAGATTTCGGGTTCGACCCGATATCTGGTCACCGAGGTCGAAGATGGCCTGTTCAGCAGCGTGAAGGCGCGGCGTGTGCACGCCAATCCCGCGCCTGCGGCACGATCGGCTTCAACGCCACCGGCAGACGATGGCGAGCAGGGCGAAAGCGCTGCCTTCGCGCTGTTGCTGGACCTGCCCTGGCAACCGGGAACAAGGGAAGCGGAAGAGCAGTTTCGCATCGCCGCCCACGCAACTCCGTGGAGCAGCCACGTGGCGTTCGCCTCACCCGAGGAGAGCGGCTTCGACATGCGGAGCCGGATTGCCCGCCGCGCCACCATCGGGTTCCTGAAAGAGGGACTGGATGCCGGCGTATCAGGCCGGCTGGACCGGAGCCGGACAATCACCGTGGAGCTCCTTTCCGGCGGATTGGAGAGTGTTTCGCCGGCGCAGCTCGTCAATGGCGCGAACGCGGCCGCGGTGTTCAGCGGGGCCGGAGCCTGGGAAGTGCTGCAGTTCACGTCCGCAGAAGAGATCGAGCCATCGGTGTGGCGGCTTGACGGGCTCCTGCGCGGGCAGCTTGGCACCGACGATGCAATGCGGGCCGGTGCCCCGGAGGGGGCGGGATTCGTCCTGCTCGATCAGGCCGTGCAGGCGGTAGGGCTGCGTGCCGCGGAGATCGGGCTTGAACGCCATTGGCGCGTAGGCCCCGCCGGCGAGGCGTTTGGCAGCACCCGCTTCTTTCAGATGCGGGCGGCGGGTGGTCTGCGAGCGCTCATGCCCCTGTCGCCGGTGCATCTCAGGGCCCGTGAAGCCTCGTCGGGTGCGGTCGTTCTTTCCTGGATACGACGCGGACGGATGGAGGCCGACAGCTGGCTTGGCGACGATGTGCCGCTTGGTGAAGCGAGCGAGCGCTATCGGATCGACATAGCCGGTGACGATGGCGCTCCGCTCCGCAGTGCGACTTCCGAGACTACGGACTGGACCTACACGCCGGAAATGAGGGCTGCTGATTTTCCCGTGGCGCCGTCAGAAATCCGATTCACCGTGCGTCAGGTAAGCGCGCAGGTCGGTCCGGGCATACCGGCGACAGTTTCCGTCGCCGGCTGAGCACCAAACAAGCGAAAGGAAAAAGGATGAATGACAGCAAACCCTGGTACCTGTCCCGCACGATCTGGGCGTCGATGGTGACAATTGCAGCGACGGCGGCAACCATGCTGGGCTATCCGCTGGGCGAGATCGACAGTTCCGCCGTATCCGAAGGGCTTTTGCAGGCGGTTACCGCAATTTCCGGCCTGATCGCCATCTTCGGCAGGATCCAGGCTCGTAGCCGTATACGGTGACACAACGAAGCAGCGGCGCAGCAGGCGGTTGCGCCGCTGCTTCGAAAGGGCGGGAACGGGGTAAAATGACATGCTGTTCATTTCCTATTCAGCCTCGATGGGGTACATCGGATACATGTTCTGGCATCGCGCACATAAACCCGGCTTCCTCGCGGCTCTGGCTCTTCTGCCGGTGCTGCTCTGGCCCACGGCATCGCCAGCCCAGGCGGGCGTCGATTGCTATTCTGTCGGTTCACGGGTCGCTTCCCAAAACGGTGGTACGCTGGTTCAGGCAACTGCGGAGACACAGGGAGGACAGACCGTCTGCAGGGTGGTGGTGGTCATTCCGGGGGGCAACGGGGAACGCCCGAAGCGGGCCGAATTCGTTGTACCCGCAAATTAG